ACCAAGGGCAAGCGTATACAGAGTACACAAGAACGTACGTATCGCTTGACATTCAACGTCAAGGGAATTAATCATCCTATTGACTTCGATGAGCGACGGGTAACCCCGTTGCTTGACCGTGGTGGACAAGCCACGGTTGATGGTTTCATATTCGACGTATCAATGACATCGATGCCGGGTATGAGATCATGTCGCTCCTTGTTTGTGAGGGAACATCAACTCGCGAACATTAGAGACGGCACCCCTGCGGTGATGGTGGGGTACACGTATAACAAGGGCAAGCCATTGTCCTTTAGGAGAACGTTTGATGTTGCAATGCTCAAGAAAACAGTTTTCTATGAGCATGCACCAGAACAACGATTTGCGGTTAGCAAAGGTTTTACTTACCGCACACCAACAGAAGATGGAGATTGTGGTGCTCCTGTTATAGTGTATGAACCGACACTGCAGGGTAAGATAGTTGGCATACATTCGTATGGCCACTATCTTAATGAGACGGGTGGAGCGACCCTCATTACTCAAGAGATGTTGGCAATGGTCCTACGGGAACCAGAACCGCCAGCTATTGAGCATGGGGTGACCTTTACCCAGAGCCCTAGATTCACGGAGTTTAGGGCGATGGATGCGAGTCTTACCATAGAGTTGTTGGGGGAGGCTGAGAGAGCGGCCTATGTTAGTCGGAAAACTGACTTTACTCCAACACCTTTGATCGCGCATTTGCCTAAGGAGAAGGAACCATCAAACAAGCATGAATCAGAGGGGGTTGATCCCCTAATGGTTGGTGCCTGCCTGTTTGGTTCTGATCTGAAAAATATAAGTAGTGAATACCAGGATTCAATCCTAAACTACTTAGATGGCGAGTATGCGAAAAGACCCGCAGCGGTCCTTACTGCGACGCAGGCGATAAATCGTCTTGGTGGTATGGATGCGCTGAATCTGCACACCTCAGCTGGTTATCCACACGTCCTTGAAGGAAAGTCGAAGAGACACTTCATGGAAGTGAGTGCAGATGGTGTGGTGGGTTTCAGAAGTGAGGCTTACCGCACGTCCATAGATTCGTACATTGAGGCTTGGCGAACCTGTGGAAGGGAGGTTGTTTGGATACAGTCTCTCAAGGACGAGCTCATAAAACCTGGGAAGCTCGCACGCACTTTTGTGCTCCCTCCAATGGAATACACTATTGCATGTCGGGCTTACTTTGGTTCGTGGATAGCAATGATGCATGAAAATGTCGGGAGGCATTTTTGCAGCGTTGGTATAAATCCTGAGTCGTTCGAGTGGTCCGAAATGACCTATAAACTATTGGCATTGTCGGAGTATGGCATTGATGCTGATTGTCCCAATTGGGACAAGAATCTTCAAGCTGTACTCATCTTTTGGGCAGTACTGTCAGTCAATCGATGGTACCGCGCAAATGATCCGAAGTGGAAACCAGAAGATGATCTTGCACGCATTAGGTTGATAGTCCAGCTAGTACATTCATTTATACTAGCTGGATGGCTTTTTTATCGCAAATTTAAAGGCATGCCTAGTGGTCATGTTTTAACTGCCCTGTTAACTCGGTGGTGAATATGATAATGCATTTGTTGTGGTTCTTGATGAAAGCCCCG